GTCGCCTTGCGTTTGCTCGTCGGGGATAAGCTTGGTCACATGCGCAGTCTGGTCGCCATTGCCAATAGAAAACGGCCCGCTCTCCGCGAAGACCGCGCCGCTGTCTACGTTCAAGCCGACTTCGTGGTCATAGATGTCGCTGTCGGCATTGTGGCCCGCCATGAACGGGTATCGGAAAACGCCACGCTCCGTGCCTGACGTGCGCGCCAAGTTGCCGATTAGCCAGTGGCGCTCGGTGTAGTCGTAAGCCACATATCTATCGATTTCGGTGCTGTTCTCCGAGCAGTAAAACCACCACACCTCCCCGAATTGGCCGTTGGCAAAGCCCCACGTCTTAGACTGTTGCGCTTGGTTAAAGTCGCCAAAGACGTAGTCATGCACGTCGCATGGCAGCTCGCGCACGCTGTTGCCGTCAAAATAGAAGAACCCACGCTGGCCCATGTAAAACACGCCCAGATCCGTATCCACGGCAGACTTTCGCGATATGGCCCCGCATGATGTACCGACGCGTGAAAACGAGTAGATAAACGGCGGCCCTGCGTATACGGCCGCGTGACAGTCGGTGTCTGTGATGACTAGCGTCTGCCCCTTGGTGCGGATAGCCTGCATGATTTGGCCAGACGTCTGCAGTATCTGCGATCCGGCTTGGTTCGTGGACGCGGGTGTCCATAGCGTGTTGTTCTCTTGATCACACCATGACACAGTTCGCGGGTTGCCGCCCGCGCCCAGCGCGAAGATAAAGCGTTCTTCTGTGACCAGCAAGCCCAGATTGCTCGTCGGGGCGTTTGCAATTACAGCAGCTTTCACGGCTGGGTTTAACTGCCACTCAAGCAGGCGCCCGTCGTCTTTCGAGCAGGCCACGAGGTATTCGCCAAAGTTGTCGATTGACCAAGTGGTGGCCTCTTCTGGGATGGCGTTTTCGTTTTGCTGTATCGGCTGGCCGTAGAAGCCGTCGCCATAGAATCCGAAGCCGTAACCCGTCTCAACTTCTGCGTCCTCACGGCCAGACGTTAAGTCTGTCGGGGCGATGTCATACGTTGTGCCGTTGCCCGTCATGGCCTTCAGCTCGCTATATGATCCGCCAGCCAAATAAGCCGTGCCGGTATTTGACTCCCATGTGTGCATTCCGCGCACAGGGTTTGTGCTAAATGACGCCTTGCGCTCTTGCCAGCCACCGATTGGGCGTAAACTGTTGTCACGCCACCTGACCAAGCTGCCATCGCGCCAGCGGCCAGACTGTTCAAGGTCAGTGCCGTTTCGGTAAAATCCAGCGGGAATGTCTAGGGGTACAAGGGTCACTTTTAGCGGCCTATAGCTATGTACTGGAAAGTAATGGTTCCTGAGTAACTATCCTCGCGGTTGACAAGAAAGTTTGTCCGGCTGACGCTTTTAGTCAAAACCTCCCCACCAACGATACAGACGAAGCATGAATTACTAAAAGCTGTACTGAAGTTTACGGTTTGATCTCCGTCTGTGCTGCTTGAAAATGAACCATAGCGGATTTGCAGTCCACCAGAGCCATCAGTCCAAGTGTTGCTGGAAGTGTTTAGGGTGTTTCCGGTTGGAATAGACAACGCCTTAGAACCAATGCTGGTGACATGGCCGTAGCCATCCACCGAAATGTCTTGGATAACCGTGTTGCCACTGTTGTTTACACTGGATTGGCTAGAGGTGTCCGAGTGACTAATGGTGCGGTTGGCAGCCAATGACCCGCCACCGCTTAGACCGCCGCCTGCACTGATGGTTCTGGATGTCGGCGGCTTACCGTTAAGCTGCGTTTGAATATTGCTCGTAACGCCATCCGTGTAATTAAGCTCTGCCGTTGACGAAGTCAGGCCATCCAGCTTGTTTATTTCAGCGGCTGATGCAGTAACAGCCGTGCCGCCGACCTTCCAGCTTCCCTCTGTCAAGTCTGGGGTGCTTGCGGTATTGCCGTTCAGAACATCAACAACGTCATCAAGCGCCGTGTTGACCGTGGTTCCCCATGTATTTTCTGAGCCGCCAACGGTAGGTTTGGTTATGCTAATCGTCATATCAAAATCCTCAATGCTTACACGACTATACTACTTTACGCGCCAGTCGTCCACGTCTGCTATCTCAGCCAATCCCACGCCTGCCGCGTGCGATCCGCTCTATCCTTCAACCCATGATGCCCACCGTTCACCCGCTTGGTGATTTTAGCGATAGCGTCGTCGTTTACACCTTCACCGGCGATCTTCCACAGGCCATTCTTATCGAAGAACCACATGGCCGTCTCGAAGGCGTAGTCTTCCTCGACCAGCGACGGGTCTGTCAGCACCTCCGGCAAGCGCATGTCATGTGCAAACGCCTTGTAGTTGTTCTTGCCGGTGAGCTGCAGGAACCCGCGTCCGATAAAGTTGGCGGCGTCTTCTGGCGTCTCATTGCCCATGCGCCCGACATATACCTTGCTTGCCAGCTTAGCGCCGTTGCGAGCATATGGCTTGGCGCTATCCTCGTCGGGGAAGCGTGACGGCCAGACGCGCATCATGGCTTCCACCGAATAGTTTAGGTTTTCGCGTGTCAGCTTAAATCCGCCGCTCTCGTGGCCCGCCTGCCCCAGAAGATGCGCTGCCTTAACGCGAGACAGTCCGTAATGCTTCGTGATTGCACGCGCCGTATTTGGCCCGTATGCGCCATCTGGCTCAACGCCAACCTTTTCCTGCAATAGCTTCAGTGCGACGCTCATTTCTTCAAGCCTTTCATTGTGCGGATGCCAAAGCTGGCGGCGATGGACGCATACATGCCCCACTGCACCCAGAGCGGCGTTGTTTCAAGATTAGCGAAGCCCTCTGCCATTACGTCTTGCATGGATGGCACAAAATTCATGCACAATATGGCCACGAAAACAATTGTCCACAGCTCATCTTTCCAGCTGTCTTTGCTAGCCTCGATAGCAGACTGTTCCCAATCCATCTCGCCCGTCGCCTGCTTTAGCTTGATCTCGGCATTCGCTTTCTGGATTGCCGTCTTGCCGTCGAGGTAGCTTGTCGCCAGCCCTCCGACTGCGCTTATAATCTGGCCAATCATTTCTCAGACCCCAGCCAGATGGCGAAAGCTCCGCTCATGGCTCCTGTTACAACAGATATTAGCCCAGCTTGTTGCGTCGATAAATCTGGCTGGCTTAACGCCCATTCGATGCAGCGTATATACATAATCGTCATCACCAGCATCATCAGACGCGGCATGATCTTATATTCCAAAAGCTTTTCCATCTTACACCTCTATGTTGATGTTTGTGCCTTGCGGCCTGTCAGCATTGGTCTTGGCGCCAAACCTATCATACCCCTTGCCCAGATCCAACTTCTGCTCCCTGAGCGCCTCCAGATGCGTGTGGTTGGCCCTGTGCTGCTTAGCCACCATCTGCTCAGCCAGATGCGCCTCTATGCGCTCACGCGTCTGCGATTGCTGGTGTATATCCGACTGAACGTTAAACGGTGCGCTGCCTATGCCTGACACGCCGTCTGCCATCAGCGCCGCACCGCTACCCAGACGAACCCAAACAGCGCGCCAACGCAGAGCAGGAACAACAGCAAGCCAGCCGCCCACGCGATGATCGTCTCCTTGCGCTCAATTCGCTTGTACTGCGCATCCTTCTGCTTCTGCCGGATCTCGTTTTCCATGCGGATCAGCTCTTGCCATGCAGACGGGCCAAGCGTTTCGCTAATCATCTTGCGCAGCTCGTCGCGCATGTTTTCGCGCTGCTTCTTCTGCACAAACAGATCCATCGCCTGCTGCTCGACGCTGCCGAAACTCTGATACCATTTGGGGTTTTCTACGCGCTTCGCTGCAAAGTCAAAGTCGCTGATCGCCTTAGACCAACGCCCCAGATCGCCCGCCATGCCCTCCAGATCCCGCCCGATCTGGCAGCCCTTGCGTATCGCGTTGAACGCCGTGGACGCTGCCATGATTGCGGTCGCTGGATCTATCATGGCTCATCTTTCCATCAGGCGGTCTATTTTTTCTTCGATGCGATCAAAGCGCGAAACAATCTGCGCCATGACGGTGCTGCTGTCTGCTTTGGTGACGTAATCGCGCGCCATTTCTTCGCGGGTCTTATTGAGCAGGATATTGAGTCGCTGCATCTCGTCTACAGCGCTTTTCAGCACCCAGCCGATCAGCCCCAATCCCGCAGTAAGAGCCGCCGTCCAAAGCATTTCGGCTTCCATTACGCCGCCTCCTGCTCTGTCCAAGCCGGTGCCGTAGACCCCTGCTCAGTCCATGTCTCCGCGCCAACCGCTTGCTCCGTCCATGTCTCTGGCCCGACAGGCTCGACTTGCCACTTAAATCGCGCTGGGCCAACAATCGGAGCGCCAGCCGTGATCTCTGCGCCCGAAAGCACATGGTTTACGGTGATCGCGCTGTTGGCGATAGTCGGAGCGCCAGCCGTGATTTCTGTCGGGATAAGCGCGTGAACGCTGGTAAGCGTTGGCTGAGCAATCGTTGGAGCGCCCGCAGCTATTCCATCTGCCGCCAAGGCGATGTTTTGCGCCACGCTTGGAACGCCTACGACTGGGCTTCCCGTAACAATGTCTACCGGCGCAAACGAATAATCTTCTGCAAGTGTAGACGCCGCAACGGTTGGTGCGCCAGCCGTGATATTGTCGGC